CAACGGGTTCCACGAATGTGCAGGTTACGGTGACCTCGAGCGAGGAGATTGCGACCGAGGCAAACGAAATTATCGAAACTGAGAACGGCGACCTGTTCGCCATCAATGACCCGGTGTTTGTTGCCGGGGATGTTGGGCGCGAGGTGGTGTACCGGTACTACGATGCCACGAACGAACTCTGGCGCTCGGCTCGTGCTGAGATCACTTCCTTCATCGACCAGGAGACTGTCCTTACGACCATCGTCGCGGCGTTCCCGGACGATGATGTGCCGTTTGATGAGTGGCGGCTGACGGCGACGGAACTGCGCGGCCTGTATCACCTCGAAGGCGAAACGGTCTCTGCGCTTGCTGACGGTCAGGAAGTGACGGGTCTGGTGGTGTCTGACGGTACGGTGACGCTGCCGTTTGCTGCGTCACGGGCAACGATTGGCTACCCCTACACCTCGACGCTTGCGACACAGCGCATCGAGGCGGGTGCGTCGATCGGCACCGCTCAGGCGAAGGTGAAGCGCATCCACAAGGTTGGGTTGCGGTTGTACGCGAGTCTCGGCGGCAAGGTTGGGCCGGGGCCGAGCAATCTCGACCTCATCCAGTACCGCACGAACAACGACTTCATGGACGAGGTACCGCCCCTGCTGACGGGTGATACCGATGTGTTTGCCTTTCCGGGCGGGTACGAGACTGACGGGCGGCTCTGGGTGGTGTCTGACCAGCCTCTGCCGTTGACCGTGATTGCGCTCTACCCAGAGATGGAGACGCAAGGGTGATCGAGGTACGCCAGTTCAAACCTGCCGACCTTGACGAGCTGCGCCTACAGCCTGCGCAGGAGTACCTGTCTGCCTTTGTCGGGCGTCCCGGCTACGGACAGGAGTTGGTTGAGGCGGGGCCGTGCTATACGGTCTGGCGCGATGACCGGATCATCTGCTGCGCTGGGGTGGTGAACCTCTGGGCTGGGCGGGCTTCGGCGTGGGCGCTGCTGTCGTGGGACGCAGGCCGGAGCATGAGGCCGCTGCACCGGGCGGTGTTGCGGTTCTTCGACCGGTGCGAGATTCGGCGGGTAGAGGCGTATGTCTACCCGCAGTTTGAGCCCGGCCACAGATGGGCGACAATGCTCGGGTTCGAGCGCGAGGGCCTGATGCGGGCGTTCGGGCAGGACGGTAGCGATATGGTCATGTACTCGAGGGTTCAGTAATGGCAGACCCGATAACTATGGCTGTGGTGGCTGCTGCGGCTTCTGCGGCATCGTCTTTGATGTCGACCGGTCAGCAGCGTCAGATTGGCGCGGCTCAAGCTCGGGCGCTCGAGGTCGAGGCATCTGTTGCTCGGCGACAGGCCGGGATGGAAGAGGAAGCCCTTCGCCGAGAGACACAGCGGCAGTTCGGCGAACTGCGGGCTGCGGGTGGTCAGGCTGGCCTTCTGGACTCGGTGACCTTCGGCGATGTGTACAAGCAAGCGGCGACTGCGGCTGAACTTGATGCGCTGTCCCTTGCCTACCAAGGCGAGACGCAGGCACAGGGATTGCTGACCGAGGCTCGTATCACTCGTGCCTCGCGTCCGTCGTGGGTGCAGGGAATCCTGCAAGCCGGGGCGGCGGGCATGGGCGGGTACGCGGGTGCGGGTGGTACGCTGCCTTCTCGCGGTCCTCGTGCGAATCCGTCGCAGCTGACCGGCGTACAGGTGACCGGGCGGCGTGTGCCGACCACGATGACGACGGCTCCGACCCGGCGCTATGGCGCTGGGCTTGCCCCAAGGTGATCCATGGCAAAGCTTGAGTTCTACCGTCAACAGGTTGTCCCGCGCATCGCGACCCCGAACACGCGAGGGCTTGCTGCTGTGGGCGCTCAAGCGGTGGAGACTGCCGAGGCCATAGCGCGTGGTGCTACGGCGTTCGGAAAGTTGTCGGCAGACCTCGACCAGTTGCGGGTAGAGGATGCGTTCAACCAACTGCGCGACCGGCAGACCGACCTGATGATGAACCCCGAGACTGGGTTTACATCGAAGAAAGCAGCCGATGCGGTTGCGCCGGATTTCATGACTCGGTACTCGGGCGACTTTGACAAGGCGATTGAGGAGGTTGCGAAAGACCTCCCAAGCCCTCGGCAGCAAGACCTGTTCCGGCGTCGTGCTGGGATGGCAAAGGCTGAGTTTGGTGACTCGCTGATGCGGCATGTCCTGCGCGAGACCGACCAGTACAGGGATAACGTCTACGAGGGAACGATCAAGACCGAGACCAATGTGGCGGCTCTAAACTGGCGCGACCAGGCAAAGGTAAACGATAGCATCGGGCGCATCGCGACGAACACGGCGCTCTGGGCTGACCGCAACGGCATAACCGGGGACGCGCTGCTGGCGGTGCAGATGGACAACGTGGACCAAGTGCATGCGTCGGTGGTCAATTCGGCGCTCGATGCCGGTGACGTGGAGTTTGCTGCGCAGTACATCGACCGCAACCGGTCGACCATCAAGGCTCCGAGGCTTGTAGAGCTCGAGGGCAAGGTGGCGACCGAGACCGACCTGCGGGCGTCTGCGCGTATCGCGGACGATGTGATTGGGTCGTTCGGCGGTCGCATCCCGAGCGAGACCGAGGTGCGCCAGAAGGTGCGCGAGATTGCCGGTGACAATGTGCGGGTGCGCGATGACGCTACGCAGGAGGCTCTGGCGCAGGTTGGCTCGATGCTGCGCGACCGTGAGCGGCGCGAGCAGGAAGTCATGGCGTCTGTCTTCGGGCGACTGGAGGCGAATGGCGGCAACCTTGCGGCGCTGCCTGCCTCGCTTCGCGCTGCGATTCCCGGCGACAAGCTGGGTTCGGTGCGCAACTACGCGGACGGGCTGCGCGGCGGCGGCAAGGTCGAGACCGACTGGGATACTTACTACAAGTTGCGGACTAACCCGGCTCTGCTGCGCTCAACGAACCTGATGGCTTTGCGCGATCGGATGGAAGACACCGAGTTCAAGGAGCTTGTCAGGCTGCAGGCCGAAGCGAGCGATACGCCGGAAGTGGCGCAGACTGAGGTGCAGACGACGCAGCAACGCATGAACATGCGCCTTGCCGAGATTGGCATTGACCCGACTCCGAAGCCTGGGACGCTGCCATCCAAGCGGGTCGCGCAAGCGTGGTCGAGACTGGACGCTGACATCCGCTCGCAGGAAACCGCTGCTGGGCGCAAGTTGACGCCGGAGCAGCGCAATGCCGCCATTGACCGGCTTTTTGCCAGCGTCGAGGTGCGCGGCAGTCTGTTCGGCACGACCGATGTTGCGTTGTTTGAAGTCGAGCCCGGCAAGGAGATTGTCACGGTGACGGTGCCTGAGTTCGACCGGCGGCAAATTACCGCAGCGCTTCGGGCGCAGGGTAAGGAAGTCACCGAGGAGAACATCCAGTTCTACTTCAAGAAAGCGCAGGGGCTTATCAAGTGACCGACTACCGGCGAATGGTTGAGGAAGACAATCCTTACCTCGACCTGATGCGGCAGGAGCAGACCGGGGCGCTGCGATCGTCGATGTACGGTGCTGCGCAGACCGAGCCGGATGTCGAGGCCGAATTGCGCAGGCTTGCCGAGAAGGTGAATGTGCCGGTCGAGACGGTGCGAGCCGACCGCGAGGAGATCAAGCGGCAGGCGATCCTCGGCGAGATTGACTACGACAACCTTGTGAAGTCGAGCCCTGTCACGGCCACCTTCCTGTCCGAGCAGGCCGATGTAGCGCGGGATGATGTGGGTACGCTTGAGCGCATCGAGCGCACCTTCATCGCTCCGGCTCAGGGATGGAAGCAGGCTTCCGTCCAAGATCAGGTGAGTCCGCTAAACTGGCGGGCAGTCTCTGGCGAGATCATGAGCTCGAGCGAGACGGCAGAGCGCCGAAAGTTGCTTGATGAGATTGGCGCTCTTGGGCGCACGACGGAGCGCGGTGACAACCCGTTTGCGTGGTTCCTTGGGCAGACCGGGTACACGGCGCGGTCGCTGGTCAGTTCCATCCGGGAGGGTGGCAAGGGTGCCATCGTCGGTGGTGCGACTGGCGCAGGCGTGGCGCTCGCGCTCGGGCAGGCTGGCCCACAGGTGGCGCTGCCGGAGGAAATGGTCACGGTGCCGGGTGCGTTTGCGTTCGGCGCTCGGGCTGGATTCATCACGGCATCGACGGTCTACAACTACAAGGAAGAGGCCGGGTTCGCGTTCGCCGAATACGAGGAGCTGAAGGACGAAAGCGGGGTTCCGCTCGACCCTGCCGTGGCGCGTGGCGCTGCGGCGGCGGCTGGCCTTCTGAATGCCGGTCTTGAAACGGTCGGCGACATCGCGCTTGCGAAGATGATCCCCGGTCTTGACCGGCTGCTTGGGCGCGGGTCGCGTGAGGCGGTCAAGACGCTCTTGGAGCGTCCGACCTTCCGCAACGCCATCGCGCAGGCCGGGAAGAAGTGGCTCCAATCGGCGTCCATCGAGGGCGTCACCGAGTCGCTGCAAGAGCTTGGCGTTATCCTCGGGCGCGAACTGGCGCAAGGCGTGTCCGGTCAGGAGTTTGCCGCCGACGAGGGCAACATGGCGCGGGTGCTCGAGGCCGGTGCCGCCGGGTTTGCGGGTGGCGCTGGCGTGGGTTTGCCTGGTGCGGCCATCTCTGCGACATCGAACGTGCGCGAGGTGCGTAAGGCGAACCAGACCGCGCAGTTCATGGAGGCGCTCGGGGAGAGCGCGAAGGCGTCCAAGTTGCGCGAGCGACTGCCGGAGCAGTTCCGGGACTTCGTGGCGAAGGCTCGGGAGCAGGGGCCGATTGAGAACGTCTTCATCCCGGCTGACCAGTTCACGCAGTACTGGCAGAGCCAGAATGTCGACCCGGCGCAGGTGGCGACCGAGGTGGGCGCGGCCAATTACGCCGAGGCGGTGGCGATTGGCGGGGATGTGGTCATCCCCATCGAGAACTACGCGACCCGGCTGGCTGCAACCGAGCACCATGCCGCTCTGATTCAAGACACCCGGCTCTTCCAAGGCGACCTGACGATGCGCGAGGTTCAGGCGCTCGAGGCCGACCGGCAGCAGGTCGAGGCCGAGATTCAAGCGGCCATGGAGGCCGAAGGCACCGATGCCGAGACTCCCGCCATCGCCACAATCAAGCAGGACGTCCTAGGGCAGCTTCTGGGGCGATTTGACAGGGCGACCGCTGACACATACGCGACCATGTACTCACGCGCCATAAACGCTCTGGCGCAGCGTAGCGGCATCGACCCTGCCGCCCTGCATGAGCAGTACGGTCTCAGCGTGGTCACCCCACTGCCGGACATCTTGCAGTCGCGGATGGGGATAGACGCTGCGCTCGACCCGCTCATCGATCGGCTGCGGACGGGGGATATCCCGACTAGACGCGACATCTTCGGCAAGTCCCTGACCGAGTTCCTGCGCGAGCGCGGGGGCTTGCAGGATCAGGGCGGTGAGCTCGGGGCGCGGGATGCCAAGTTGTGGGATCGCGACAATCGCCGGGTAGGTGAGAAGGCGCTGGTGTCTGAGAAGGGCATGACGTTTGACCAGGCGCGGGAGATTGCGCTCGAGGCCGGGTACGATGTTGGCGAAACCGAGGTGACCTTCCTCGGTGCGCTCGACCGTGAGATTCGCGGTGAGGGCGTGTTCCAGCCGGGCAAGGAGAAGGCAAGTCTGGCTGAGTTGGCTGACGCTTTGAGCGGCCTCGAGGAGTACCTCGGTCAGCAGGGCATTGACATCACGACGACCGACAACGCGACCATCAAGGCGCTGATTGCGAAGGCGAGCGAGGGGATGGGCGATGTTGGCATGCAGTTTGGGCAAGATAGAAAAAGAATCTACATAGGCAATGTTGAAGTAAAAAAAGTTCCCCCTCCTGCGGAGTTGCATGCGGATCAGCTTAACAAGATGACCGCACAAGAACTTGAAGATTTGGCTGAAGAGCTTTTTGAAGAAGCAACCTATGTCACAGATGAGACCAGATCGTTTGGTCGAGAAAATGTTTTAGACGAAGGGCTGGGATTATTGTGGGGTTATTTCGAAAAAAATGCAGGTCAATTTTCTGGGAATTGGGACGCTATTGTTCGTGATTTTGTTAGGTCTGAAATTGACAGAGGCCAAAAAAATCTAACCAGCTCTTTAAGAGATGCAGGACGAAGAATTAGAGCTCCATTTGTTGAGGAAAAATCTTTTTTCCAATCCGTTTCCCCTGACGAAAAGCGTGGGTTCATCCAGTTTGGCACCGATCGCAAGGTGCGTATCGGGCTGCTGGAGAAGGCCGACCTCTCGACCTTCATCCACGAGACCGGCCACTTCTACCTCGAAGTGCTGCTCGACCTTGCCGAGCGGCCGGACGCGAGCGAGCAGATCAAGGCCGACGCCGCGACGCTGATGAAGTGGTTCAAGGTCAAGAACCGCTCCGAGATTGGTGTCGAGCAGCACGAGATATTTGCGCGAGGGAACGAGGCGTACCTGATGGAGGGTAACGCTCCGAGCGCGGCCCTGCGCGGTATCTTCCAGCGGGCGCGGGCGTGGATGACGCTGGTCTATCGCACCCTGACCCGGCTCGATGTCACGCTGAACGATGAGGTGCGTGGCGTGTTCGACCGCATCTACGCGACCGACCAGGAAATCGAGGCGGCGAACTCCGAGCTCGACCTCAAGGATCTGTTCTCGACAGCGGAAGACGCCGGGATGACAGAGGCCGAGTTTGCCGCCTACAAGAAGACGGCAGAGGGGGCGAACGAGCGGGCGAAGGAGAAGCTGCAGGCGCAGCTGCTGCGCGAGTATTCACGCGAACGCGAGAAGTGGTGGAAGGGCGAACGCGCCAAGATGCTGGAGAAGGTCACGGCGGAGGTGGATGCCTTGCCCGCGTACCGTGCTGCGGCCATCCTGACCGAAGGTGTCACGCCGGACGGCACCCCCATCAAGCTTTCCCGGCAGGCTCTTGAGACTCGCTTTGGGACTGAGTTCTTAAAGCGATTGCCAAGAGCCGTGCGGAAGGTCTACACCAAGGAAGGTGGCACGACCGTCGATGTTGCCGCGGATATACTCGGGTTCGAGAGTGGCGAGGCGCTGATGGAGGCGCTTGTCAACCTGCGCCCGCGCAAGCAACTCATCGAGGCCGAGGTTGCCAACCGGATGGCGACCGAGTTCGGCGACATGCGGATGGACGGCACGATCGGCGACGAGGCGATGCTGGCGGTCCACAACAGCGAGCGGGCAACGGTCATCGCTGCCGAGCTCAAGGCGATCAAGCGCCTACAGCGGCAGGTGCGCCCGGTTGTGGCTGGCATACGCCGAGCCGAGGCTGCGGAGCGCCGGGCTGGGCTTGACATGGTGGCGTCTGCTATCGAAGACCCGGCTGCGTTCCAACGCGCTGCAGCGGGTCGCATCGGACAGATGATGGCGCGGGACATCTCGCCTGGTAAGTACCTGCTCGCCGAGCGCCGGGCGTCGAAGGCGGCGTTCGATGCCATCAAGAAGAAGGATTACGCGGCGGCTGCGACCGAAAAGCAACGCGAGTTGCTGAATCACTACATGTATGTCGAGGCAACGAAGGCGCAGCGACAGCTCGACACCATCTACAACTACGCCGGGAAGTTTGACAAGAAGGCGACCCGCGAGCGGCTGGCGAAGGCTGGCGGCGGGTACCTCGACCAGATCGACGCCATCCTTGAGAAGTACGAGTTCCGGCAGGTGTCGATGCGGGCGGTGGCTCGGCGTCAGGCGCTGGCGGATTTTGCCGAGCAGCAGGCCCAGCTCGGCCTCATCGTCAACGTGCCTGATGCCCTCTTGGACGATGCCAAGATGGTCAACTACAAGGACGTGCCGGTGGACGAGCTGCGGGCGGTCTACGACACGGTGCGCAACATCGAGCACATTGCCAAGCTCAAGGACAAGCTCCTGCGCAAGCAGGCGGCGATAGAGTTCCAAGACACCAAGGACGAGCTCATCAAGTCGGCGACCGATTCCGATCGGCTTGCCTCGACTGGGGAACTTGCCATCCCGAACACGGTCGGTGAGCCCTTGCTGGCGCGTGGTGCGAAGGCGTGGCGGCGGTTCGATGCTGCCATCCTCAAGGTCGAGCAGATGGTCGAGTGGTTGGATAACGGCAAGATTGACGGGCCGTGGGCGCGGTTCGTGTTTGATCTTGCCAACGATGCGCAGGTGAAGGAGTACGAGCTGCATGCGCAGGTCACGAAGCGCATCCAAGACCTGACCGAGAGCCAGCCGAAGGGCTGGGGCGACACGCTGCAGGACACCTTCTCGGTGGTGCTGCCTGGTCTCCAGTCGCCGGTCACCCGCTACACGCTCATTTCGATGGCGCTCAACACGGGCAATGCTGGCAACTACCAGCGCCTGCGCGACGGCTACGGGTGGTCGGATGCGACCATCAATGGTGCGCTCGCCAAGCTCTCGAAAGAGGACTGGGACTATGTGCAGGGCATTTGGGATGCGGTGAACTCCCTGTGGCCGGAGATCAAGGCGCTCGAGGAGCGCACCTCTGGCGTGGCCCCGCCGAAGGTTGAGGCCCGCACGGTGCAGACCCGGTTCGGCGACTACGCTGGCGGGTACTTCCCGCTCGCCTACGACCCGCGTCTGTCTGGGATTGGCGACAAGCAGGCCGAGGCTACCGAGTCCGTGGCGCAGTTTATGGCGAACGGCTACGGTCGGGCGAGGACTGACAAGGGGTACACGAAGCAGCGCGTCGAGACCTTGAAGGCTCCGGTGCGGCTCGACTACGAGCAGGTACTGACGAGCCACCTCGGGAAGGTCATCAAGGACATCTCGCACCGCGAGGCCATCTTCTCGCTGAACAAGCTCTTGAAGGACGACGAGATTAAGCAGGTCATGATCGACCGGCTCGGCGAGTCGCGGTATCAGGAGTTCACGAAGTGGATGCAGGTGCTGGTCTCTGACCGTGCTGACACCTTGCACTCGGGGAATGTCTTCTCGCGTGGTGTCATGCAGTTCCGCACGAACATGGCGATTGTGACGATGGGCTGGAAGGTGACGACGATGATGGCGCAGTTTGCCGGTATCGGCCCGTCGCTTGATGTCGTGAAACCCCGGTTCTTCACCCAGGCGCTCATCGACTACAACCGGTTTGGGCCGTGGTCGGCGCACCGGGAGACGCTCGAGCAGTTCGTGTTCGATCGGTCGGGCGAGATGAAGTTCCGCACCGACAACATCGACCGGGATGTGCGTGACTCGCTGCGCAAGCTCCGGGGTGATCGCAGTCCGCTTGCCGCCATCCAACGCTCGGCGTTCTACCTGACCGCTATGGCTGATCGGCAGGTGACCATCCCGACATGGCTCGGTGCGTACCGGCAGGCGCAGGCCGAGGGTCTGAACGAGGAAGATTCCATCCGGGCGGGTGACCGGGCGGTGCGGCTCTCGCAGGGCGCGGCGGGGGCGAAAGACCTCGCGGCGGTCCAGCGTGACAACGAGCTGATGAAACTGCTGACGATGTACTACACCCCGTTCTCGGTGCTCTACGCCCGGATGCGGGATGTCGGCGCGACGACCCGGCGAGTCAAGGACATGCCTCGGGCGGTGGCCCGGATGCTGGCGCTGGTCATCATGCCTGCCGTGATGGGCGAGATTCTGGCGGGGCGTGGCCCGGAGGAGGAAGAGGATGAGACCTGGTGGGCGATCCGCAAGATGCTGCTGTACCCGCTGGCCTCGGTTCCCATCCTCAAGGAGGGCTCCGGTGTCGTCGAGGCGAGCATGATAAACTTGGCTGGCGAAGGTGAGATGAAGTTCCAACCGAGTTGGCGGTTGACTCCGGTGGCCGGTGCCGTTGAGAAGGTGGGCAGGACGTTCATGAAAACGTCGGATGTCCTTGCTGGCAACCGGGAGTTTAACGAGGTTGGCTGGGACATGTTTGAGACGAGCGGGTACATCTTCGGTCTGCCGACCCGTCAGGTACGGATCAGCGGTGAGTACACGATGGATGTCTTGAACGATGAGAGGAACCCGGAGAGTCCGCAACAGTTCATGTACGAGGTCCTCTACGGACCGCCGAGGGAGTAAAGATGACCGTATCATCCACGACCAACAAGGCGAGTTATTCCGGCAACGGCACGACGACCGCCTTTACGGTGCCTTTCTACTTCCTTGAGTCTGCCGATCTGCAGGTCATCCTGCGCTCTGGCACGACCGAGACCGTCCAGACCCTGACGACCAACTACACCGTTACCGGTGCCGGGGTGTCCTCTGGCGGGACGGTGACGATGCTGGTTGCCCCTGCTGCCAGCACGACCCTGACCATCCTGCGCAACGCGGACGCGACTCAAGAAACCGACATTGTGCCTAACGACCGGCTCCCGGCTGAGGCGCTGGAGACTGCGCTCGACAAGGCAACGATGCTCATCCAGCAGCTCGACGAGGAGGCTGGGCGATCGCTCAAGTTCCCTGCATCAGATGCGGCGATGTCCGCGCAGTTGCCGGTGTCTTCTGCCCGCGCTGGCAAATACCTCGGGTTCGATGCTACCGGTCTGCCGGTGGTTGCGGATGGCCCTGCTACCCCCTACTCGGCGACCGATGTCACCTATCTGGCTGGCGGGTCGGGTGCGACCTTGCGCAGTGTTGCCACGAAGCTCCAAGACGCGGTGAGCGTCAAGGACTTTGGCGCGGTTGGAAACGGTGTGGCGAATGACACGACAGCGGTACAGGCTGCGCTGACGGCTGGTGCTGGAAAGTCGGTGTATTTCCCGGCTGGTTCCTATGCCGTGAATGCGGCGCTCTCGGTGTCTGCCGATACGGTGGTGTTTGCTGAGTCCGGCGAGGCGACGGTGACGCAAAGCACGGCAGGGGTAAATGCGTTTACCTTTGCGGGTGACGGCATCACGATTGAGGGCTTGAAGATTGTTGGCCCGAACTCTGGCTTGGGATCGGCGGTGCGAGCGGACTCGCGCAGCAACATCGTGGTGCGTGACTGTCAGGTGCAAAACTGGCTGTACGGCATCCAGCTGCGCGGCTGCAAGAATTGGGCGGTGACCGGGAATCGCTTGTGGGGTGGCACCTACGACAGCAACGCCAGTTCCGACATTTTCATTTACGGCAGCAGCGGGGCTCCGTCCTCGCGTGGCGTGGTGTCTGGGAACTTCTGCCTCTCAAACAACGACCAAGGCATCAGCGTCGATACCAACAGCGGCGATAAGGATTTGCTCATCTCTGGGAATGTGGTATTCCCGCTGCAGTCCGATGGCGTTACGGCGCTGGCAGATGCGAACAACCGCAGGCGCTACGGCATCGTGGTTGGCTACGCAGGGACGGCATCGAGCCGCGCAGCGGTGACTGGCAATGTGGTGCGCGATGTCCCGTACTCTGGCATTTACATGAATGCCTCGACTCTGCCGACCGGCGATGTCGCCATCTCGGGCAACATGGTATCGCGCTGCGGGTTCGGTACGCTCTATCCGTCCGATGCCTCGCTCCGCGCTGGCATCTACTGCAACGGTGGCGCGGACAGCATCACAGGCAACGTGGTGGTGGACTGCACGACGACGGGCATCAAGATTGCCCCGTCCTACACCTACTCGAGCGCGAACCAGCCGCGAGCGACGATCAGCAGCAACTCGGTTGCCCGCACGACAGGCATCGGTATCCACCTTACCATTAAGCCGCACGGGTACCTGGTCACCGGGAATCGTGTCATCAACTCGACGGCAGCGGCAATCAACTACGAGACGACGACCGCTGATGGTGGCAACTGTCATTTCGTCGGCAACCATGTCGACACCAACACGACAGATCAGGGTGGCATCATCGTCACCAATGTCGCGGGCGGGTATGAGTGTTCGGTGGTCGGCAACCGCATCAGCGGCAGCGACAACACGACGAACAACCAGTTCAATTCCGGCATCTGGTTTGATGGCACCGTGCATTGCATGGATAACTCCATCGACAAGTACCACCGTGGCATCAACTGCGGTACTTCGTTCGGTGCGCGTACCATCAACATCAAGTGCTCGGGTAACACTATCAGCAACACCGTGCTCGGCGTGAGCGCAAGCGGCGCGGGACCGTGGCTTGTCGTGGACAATACATTCCGCTCGGTGTCGGGTAACGAGTGCAATGGCGCTGCGTGGCAGGGGTTGCTTTACCGAGCGTCCGGCACCAACGGTTTCAACGGCAGCGCCATCTATGTGGCTGATACCGGGTTCCCGACTGCCGGAACATGGGCGATTGGCGATCATTGCGCCAAGAGCAACGCGGCGATTGGTAGCCCAAAGGGGTGGTTCTGCACTACGGCAGGAACCCCCGGAACTTGGACGAGTGAAGGAAACCTCTAAGGAGACTTGATTATGGCTGACAAGAAAATTTCTCAACTTTCCAACGCTTCGACCCCGCTTGCCGGGACCGAGGTTGTTCCAGTCGTCCAGAGCGGCAGCACCGTCAAGGTTGCAGTTTCTGACCTGACCGCAGGTCGGCAGGTGTCTGCGGCTGGCGTTACGGTGACGGGCGCGACGATTCCGACGAACGGCACATATTTGCCGACGACCAACGCTCTGGCGCTCTCGACGAACTCAACCGAGCGGGCTCGCGTCACGGCGACAGGTGAGGTAGGTGTAGGAACTCCGACTCCGCGTGGTGACTTCGATGTGGGCCACGGCTCGACGGCGCTCACCACTAGGTCAATGCATCTTGGCTATTCGGGCGGAAACTTTTACGGCTACCGTTTTACGAATACCAACACGGCTGGTTCATTTGGGGCCGGTGACATCTTCCTTGAGCGCGGCACCACCTCCGCGTGGGTGACAGACCTCAACATCGACGACAACGGCAACGTGTCGATCGGTGGTGGAGCTCTGGCGACGACCGCGACGAACCGATTCTTCTACGCGCCGACTTGCGCTGGCGTTCCGACGGGTGTCCCGACGACGAAGACCGGATTCGCGCCTGTGGTCATCGACACCACGAACCATCGGCTGTACTTCTACAGCGGCGGTTCTTGGCGGAACGCTGGCCCCTAAACCAGCCCTTCCTTCCTGAGCTGGGCGATGGTGCGGACCATGCCCTCGAGGTGGGCGAGTCGCACATAGTCGCGCTCGAGGTCGGCGTTTGCTCGGCGGTCGATGGCATCGTGGCATGACGAGCACGACCAGGCACCTAGCAAATCGTCCGACTTCATGCCCATGCCGGACACCCCGGCGAGTCGGACATGGGCGAGTACGACCGTCTCGCTGTTGTGGTTGCAGATGCCGGGGAGCCGGACCATGCAGCCTCGCCCCCTTGCCTCCTTACGCAGGTTCATGCCAGCAGCGGCAGTTGGCCGACCAGCCGGTACCGGGCGTATGCCTTCCCGTTCTGGCGATCGGTCAGGGTCTGGACATCCAGCCCTTCGGCGCGAAGCTCGGCGATGCGCGAGGCGAGCCGGAAGCATCCGTAGCGGTCGAGGGCTTCGAGCGGGGTGATGTCCTGTCCGGCCTGTAGGTGGGCGCGGATGTGTTCGGTCTGCGTCATGTGTGTTCTCCTGGTTCTGGGAGCCAGAGTCCAAGCTCTGCCGCCCGTTGGTTTAGGAACTCGATGTAGTCGCTGAACTCCTGCTTGTTGAGGCGGGACGATCGGCGCAGCGGTTTGTGGTACTGCTTACCGGCAAGGTCGAGCGTCTCCCATCCGAAGTGCTCGCCAAGGAAGAACTCGTGCAGGTCGTCCTTGGTCCAGCCTCTCAAGGCTTCGTGGCCGGTGAGGAACATGGGGTAGGCCACCCCCCAGAGGTAGGCGTTCTGCGCGTCGGTGCGCCGAGGCCGGTACTCTTGGAGGGTGACCTGCCAGCTCTTCCCGGTGTCGAGCCTCCGCGCCAGAGCGAAGACCGCTTGTGCAATCTGCTCTGCCGAGGTGCCTTTCGGGAAGATGCGGTTCATCAGAACGGGATCTCGTCGTCGAACTCATCCGGCTTTTGCTCGGCAAGAGTCTTGGGGCGCTCGTGCTGGGCGTCCTTCGGCTTGACCGAGAGCGAGAAGAAGGGCTTGCCCTCAAGCTTCCCGCTCTTGCCGCGCTTGGACCAAGCCGAAAGCCAGTACTCCTTGCCGCCGACATTGATGGACCCGGTGAGGTCGGAGTGGTTCTCGGACTCCTTGCGCTCGTTTCGGGCGAGCAGTCCGGTGTTGGTGTTGTCGTACTGGGGCATGGTCACTCCTGCTTGATGGGAAGGGGTCTGCCAACGATGCGGAACTCCGCGAAGTCGTTGGAGTGTGCGGCAAGTTCATCCATCGCGGCCTGCGCGTGGTTGATGTCGTCGAACGGATTTGTCGGGGTTCCCGGCCCGCAGCGGCGACGGAAGGTATCGACGGGGACATCCCGCCAGCCGTCGTCGCTCTCCTGCACATACCAGGCGGTAATCAAATCTGGCGAAATCACAGGCGCAGCTCCTTGAGGTGGGCGACCTTGCTCTCGACCTCGGCGAGGAACCGGGTCACCTCGCGGGTAATCTCAACCACGAGGTCGGTGTTGCGAGGTTCTCGGATGACCAGCAGCTGCAGGTGCTCCGGGAGCCGGGGGTCGTAGGCCACGAAGTCGCACCAGTCGCGACCTGTGACTGCAAGTTGCCACTGCATCTGGAGGCGGTACTTGGTCGGGATGGTGCGGTCTTCGAGGTACTCGAGCATCGTCGCCGTGTTTGGACACTTGATCTCGATGAGGCCATCCTCGCCCACCAGCCCGTCCGGGGAGGCACCGGCCTGCAGGGTGGGGTGGTCCACGAAGTCCACCTCATCCACCAAAACCCCAATACGGGCGCTGTAGGCGGCTCTGGCTGCGGCCTCCTGCTCGGTACCCCATGCCATCGCGGGGCTCTGGAAGCCCTCCGCAGGCGTTCCTGTGAGCCTCTCCGTCACCAACTGCGCCATGTAGTTGGCGCGGGAGGCGGCGGTGCCGGTCTTGGTCTTGGCCATCAGGTCGGCTATCCGGCTGGCGGTCACCTTGCCGAGCCGCTTGGCAAACCATTCGGGGGTGCGCTGTTCCATCAGGCGAGTTCCTTCTTTCGGGCGGCGAACAAAGCGGTCGAGGCGGCGCGATCGGCCTCGGGCAGGGACTGGAACAGGGCGGTCAGGTCGGCGACCGACTGGCAGGCGGCGACCTTCTTGGCGATGTCCGGGGTCGGCTCCTTCTTGCCACGGGCCTGTGCTGCCTCGCCATCGTCGTCGATCTGGGCGAGGCCGACGATAGCGGCGAGCGCGTACCGGCGGGCATAGGTCAGGCCGGAACCCTGCCCCTGCGGCCCGGCGTCCTTGGTCAGGACGGGGAGGTACCCGCGCATCCACTCGCCGGATGAGTGCGCGAGGGTGGTGACGAGCACGGTCCCGGCCTCGGTCACCTCGGTCGTCTGAATGACGGCGAGGTTGTTGGCGGCGAGCTGCTGCCGACAGGCATCCCAGCAGGACGCGAGGTCAGCGTACTTCGACTTGAAGAAGCTATTGGCGTTGTCCTTCAAGGCTCCGGTGATGGCGCTCTGCGCCTTGGAGAGTGCCGCTGCGAGGGCGGCGATCGATTCAGACTGGTTCATGCGTTTCTTCCTGTGTCAGTAGAGATAGGGCTGCGTTGCAGGCTTCGATGCGTTCCTCTTGCTCGCGCTCCTGCATCTCGAGGTCGAGCTGGTGCCACCAGGTATCGTCGTCGTTCACGGTGACACCTTCCGAGCGCGGCGCAGTTGACGCTTGGACTGGACGATCCAGCGATTGGCAGAACGGGCAGCGCGGATGTAGTGGGTGCGCAGAGCCGCATCGCGCTCGTGACGGGCGCGGATGATGGCATCTGAGCGTTCGCGGTACGACATGCCCAAGGTCTTGGCAAACGAGACTGCCATAATCATGTCCGTCTCGTCGTACTTGCGACCGGCGTTCAGTCGGCGCTCGGACTCGAGCACAGAGATGCGGGCGCGGAGTTCGCCATTCTCGCGGATAAGGTCGGCCATGCTGAGGTAAGTCATGCGGCCACCTTGCGCTGGAGGTCGTGCATTACGACACGGGTTTGCCTCTGCATCTCGTCCAGATTGTAAGCCTCGTCAGAGTCATCGTCCGTCACGCTGAGTCGAACGAGGTAGACCTGATAGGCTGCGGCTTTAGCGGCCTCAATGGTGCGAGTCTCGATCAAGGCTCGCCACTCGTCGCCGAAGAAGTTCTCGTCGGCAATCGGCTGGTGTTTCTGGATTCTGGCCCAGAAAGCGGCGCGGCGCTCGGCCACGGTTGCGTCGTAGTTGTTCATCGGGTGCTCCCCCAGCGCGAGACAGACGGGGGATCGGCGCGGTAGATGCGGGCGCGACCACCGGGGGGCGGCATGAGGTCGTTGTTGCGGCGGCGCAGAAGCCACTCGTAGATGCCGAGCGCGGCAGCGGCAACGCCGAACACGCCGACCATTGCGGTCAGGATGTAAGCCCATTCGATCATGTGTTGGATTGCGTCCATGTGGTCCTCGTTCGTTGTGTGTGTCAACGGTTGTAAGCATAGACCGACCGCAATAACCATGTCAACACTTGTCGCCAACTTTTTTTTAGGGCATGATTCCAAGTGTTTACAACCAAGCAGGAGCATCCGTGGATATCCAAGTATTGATTGAGAAGTACGGCAACCAGAGCGCGATTGCTCGGCGGTTCGGTGTTACCCGGGCGGCTGTGTCGAAGTGGGCAAAGGTTGGGGTACCAGAGCGGTACGCGCTGCGCGAACTAGCTGGCGAGGTCGTTGCGGAGCTGGAGGCTGGCGAGCAGTCACGCTCGACCAGGCGGCTGATTCGCAAGATCGAGAGCGGTCTGCGTCCGAAGCCGGTCGACGCATGACTCGCGCTGCGTACCATCGTGCCTGGTATCACGCAAACCTTGAGTCTCGCCGGGAGGCGAGTCGCATCAAGGCGCGTCGGCGGCGGTGGGTGCGCGGCGTGGTCGATGTCTTGTGCGAGGCCGTGGAGGAGGCCAGAAACGACAAACCCCCTTTCGGGGGCTTGACGCGGGCGGGGGGAGGGCCCTACTCTCGAGGTGTTACGCGAGGTGTCGTGACGATAGACCGGGGGAACAGGTCTGTCAATCATCCATCTCAGCCCCTCGACATGGGCTAAATCTGTCGGCGAAGGGCTGTCCTATTTTGGATGGGTTGGACATCGCTTACCAAAGTCCAGCGGGTCTAAACAACCGTGGCTATACGGGCATTTAGGCATGACCTCACTACCTTCCAATACATGGGGGGTAGGGGGGTCATTCCCGGGCTTCCGAGCATATGGGGAAAGAGATGGATATAGACCTAGATAGAGATAGGCTGATTCGAGACTTCTGCAAGTCGATGGGGATGAAAGCGAAGAAGCACGAGAGCCCTAAGCGCATCGCCTACAGGCTGATCGAACAGAACACGAAAGACCGGCGCGGCACCAGGTCGATAAACCAGTACCTCGATGACCACGCCGAGCTCATGCGAACGCATAACGAACGCATAACGAATTCACACAGGGGACGCACATGAACGAACTCGACCAAGAAGCATGGGATAGATGGTTAGCCTTTCGTAAGGCGATTAGGAAACCCATCAAGCCCGTCAGCGAACAGGCGATGAAGATGAAACTGCAGCGTTATGGCACAGACCAGGCGGCGGTCGTGGACCAGTCGATCGCCAACCAGTGGCAGGGGCTGTTCGACCTCAAGAAGGAAAAGCCAGCTCCGGGCGAGAAGCCGCAGAAGAGCACTATGCAGGTCGCGGCAGACCAGGTGCGGTTCACGCAAGACAGCGACCGGGCCGCAAGCGAATGGAACAAGCACGGGGTATCGGACTCGCTCGGCAAGCTTCGCCTGGTCGAGGCGACCTTGGCGCGGTACCAGATGCGATCCGAAGAGCACGGCCACCTCGAGCGGATGCAATGGCTGCGCGAGCGGGCGGGTGAGCTGCTGCGCGATGTGTCGCCAAGCGATGCGCTCGGTGACCTGCACATCCTCTGCATGGTGCGCTCGTTGTTTGGCGAACGCGGGGTGACTCGGCTACGGGAGCGGTCGCGTGGGTAACCTTGAGATTGCGCTCGGCGCGTTGGCGGCGGTATGGCTTGCGATGCTGGTCGGTGCTGTCATCCGCATCATCTGGATCATCATCGAGGAGGCGCTGCGAAAATAAGTTGACACTCAATTTGAGTCGATGCTAGGCTTAATTCGTTCTAACACACATAGGGGAATGACATGGAAGACGAAGTGTTTGAGGCGATGGCCGAGCTCGACGCGATGCCGTTGACGGTGGATGTAACGCAAGCCGTTACACGCCTACGGGCGCATGGCTTTGGCACCGAGGCAGATGTGCTGCTCGGTCGCGGCGATGCGGCGTGGACGATGTTGCGCGGGTTGCGTGACGCTCTGCGCAGGATGGACCCCGCGTGGTGCAAGTTGCACCGCCAGGAGCAGATTAGCGACGAGGACCTCGAGCTCGCGATCGCTACGCTTGAGGACTTGCTGGAGGATACGCCGTGACCCTGTACACCCATGCCGGTGCGCTACCCGCCCACCAGTATGTCTGGGTCGAGCCTGACGCGATCGGCAGGCACGACTGGCTGCAGGGCGTTTGGTTCGGCATCACTTCCTACCCCGGTCGCGCGTTCGGCTGTCATGTGCTGTTCGAGAACGGGGCGGTATATCGGAATGTGCCGCTGCATCAGATTGCATCGCGCAAGACTGACAGCAAGTGGACGGCCGCCGACGCGCAGACTTGGGACGCATACGGGTGGCAGTTTTCGCTCATCGATTACCCGTACCTGTCGTCGATGAACGCTCGCGCAAAGGTGCGCGACGAGGAACACGGGGGCCACTACCTCTTCACGCTGGTGCCGGTAGGCGATGCGTTCAGCGCCGCCCCTACGCAGAGCAAAGAGTTCTATTTCCTGCAGCTGCAGAACGGGCGATACACGGCGCAGCCCACCAATCGTGTGTTGATCGAGGACCGCTCGTTCGTTGACAAGTTGGAGTGGCCGACTTGTTTCCGCAGGCAGGACGAATGGTACAGCGCAGAGGAGGTGCAGTCGTGACGCCGGAGAAATGGACCGCGCTCGCCGAGCTGCTGACGCAGGCCGTCATCGTCTGCTTCTGCATCCTGCTGCTGGGTTGGGCGATCGTGGAGGTGCTGGCGTGAGGTATGTCGGACGACCACCACAGGTGACGCTCGAGCAGTACCGGCGCATCATGGAGGTGCGGGCTGCGCGGCGGGCGATACCGGGCAACAAGGCGCTGGCGCGTGAGCTCGGCATCAATGTGGCGACGATTGGTACCACGATGGTGCGTGGCATCAAGACCTACGACCACCAACTGAGGGACGGACATGGGCGCAAGCCAACGACGTAAAGGTGCCGCCGGGGAGCGGGAGCTGGCGAACATCCTATCTGAGCAGCTCGGGTGGGTGGTCAAGCGCAACATCGGGCAGGCACGGGATGGCGGCGATGACATCACGACCGGTCGGTTTAGGTGGGAGGTCAAGCGCCGGGCGGGTATCGCGGTCCACGAGTGGATCGACCAGGCGGTGCGGGCATCCGGCCCCGGTGATACCCCGGTGGTCGCCTGCAGGGGCGACGGCAAGGGGTGGCTCGTCGTGATGCGCCTTGAGGATGCTTTGCCCCTGATTCGCAACGAGTTGCCGCAGCGGTAGTCTGGCGGTACACTCGCGGAATGACTGATTCTGTCGCAACCTGTCTCAACTGCGTCGGCAGCGGATGGGTCGCGGACGGGCTTGGCGGGTGGGTACGGTGTCCGGAATGTAACCCGGAGCCGCCCCCGCCCCCGGCCAAGGTCGAGTTCTACCGTGGCGCGAAGGTGCGCCGTGTTGACGAGAAGGAGGCCGCATGAAGCCGGGACTGTATGCGAACATCCACGCCAAGCGTGAACGCATCAAGGCCGGTAGCGGCGAGAAGATGCGCAAGCCTGGGACGCAGGGTGCGCCGACCGCGAAGGCGTTCCGAGAGTCCGTCAAGACGGCGATGAAGCGCAAGTGAAGCAGCCAGCGATGGAATGGCGACCGGCGCTCGGCTCGTGGTTGCTGCGAACGGAGACCCCGGTCCCGACTTGGGCAGTCAAGCGGTGCGCAGACTTTATGCTCAAGGTGCAGGCCGGTCGGCGGCTTGGCCTCGTAGCGGGCGACACGCGAGACGATCTCGATGCCAGCGTCAAGGCGCTGCATGCGGGCAAGGTTCAGCAATGGGCGGCTGGTCCTCAGATGGACGGGTCGGGTGAAATCGAAGTGTTCCGGGCTACCGAAGGCACCGGCAAGATCATCAGCATGGGAGCGTAAGCATGGCGGCGACCTGGCGGGCAACTGGCGGCGCGATCGCCTACGCATCGAGCAAAGACATGCTCGATGTGTTCAACGCAACCGGCACGGTGCGGGTGATCCGAGCGTATCGGATGTACTGGTTCAACAACGGTGTCGCTGCGGTGACGGGTGTTCTGACGACCGGTCAGGTGAGGCGAATCACGGCAGCGTCTGCTGGTACTGCGGTCACCCCGGTCAAGCATGACAGCAACTCGGCAGCTCTCGACGCGAACACGACTTGCGGCACCAACCGGACCGTCACCGGCACAGACATCTTCCGTCGGTTTCTGTTTGTCAACGAGGAGCCGGTGGTTGGTGGTACGACCCAAGCCAACTGGTTGACGCTTGTGCCATTCTGCGAAATCTGGAACGCCGGATACGGTGATACCAACGTGGAGCCGGTGACCTGCCGGGCAGCGGAGGGTGTCCAACTGTTCCACAGCGGCACCTCGGCGGTTGGCACGGCCGACCTTGAGATTGAGTTCACCAACTCGGCGACTTGAAACATGGCCATCCTCCGGCATCTAACCTGCGGTCATGAGTGGGTCGTGTCGGGCGAACTGGCCGAGCGCGTCGAGCAGGACCTTAACGGTGGGACGGGTAACACCTCCCCGCCTGTTCGTTGTCCCGGCTGCAATGTGCTCGACCGCTACTCGCGTTTCGATGTAGTGGACGAGCCCAATGCCTGAGACGCTATATCTGAAGCTCGATGCCGTTGATGTCCGTCCTATGGAGGATGGTCTGCTTGCCATCTTCAACACCGAGACAGCGGATGAGAGGCGATACTTCGAGCTGGTGTCGCTGCGGGTGTCGCCATCTGCGCCAATCAGCAATGCCGTGGCGGGCGTGGGCATGGCGGGTGGTTTGTCCATTAAGGGCATTACCGCACTTTCCGGCGGCGACAGCATCACGCCAATCCGCATGGACACGGGAAGTGCTGCGCTACCGGCGCAAGTCCTCATCCGCAACGATCCTGTCAGCGTGACAGCGACCGATGTTTTTCGTCGCATCGCGGATGCACCTGTCTATTCGCTGACCGCCAGCAACTCCCAGTTCTCGTCTGCGACCTATGGCGGTTCGATGGTCAGCCATCAGAAGTCGCACTTCGCTGACATCTGGCGCGGCGGCGAGAACGTGGATGTTGAACCCATCATCCTCAATGAAGGTCAGGGCGTCGGTTTGTTTCAAGACGCATACGGCAGTCAGCACTCAATGCAGACAGCGGTGGTGGTCACAAACACGGCGACCGGCGCGACCTACATCTGCCGTTCGGTTGACCTATCGACCGATCGCCGATTGGGTCAGGCGAACTTTGCCATCCTCAACGGCAGCGGATCAGGCGTGGTGCTTGCGGTAAAGCTTTGGGTGTTGCCGATGGACGGCGAGGCTGTACTGTTGCCTGCGCTTCGATTGTGCCGCATTGCAGGGTTGGCCTTGGGTGGAGACACGGTGACGCCGATTCTCCCCGACACCAGCAAAAGCGTTCCGTCTGCTCTGTCAGTCAAGTCCGGCCCTCTGCAGCCAGTCATCGCTGGCGAGTGGCAGGCCGACTATTACCAAACGCACGGGCTGGCCTATCAGGGAACGGGTAATTTGCTGACCGCATGGAACACGGCACAGATTGACTCAGGTGTGCTCAGTCGCAGCACTCGCGCACAGGAGTTTCGTGCGATCGGTGAGGTGTCTGGTATGCGCACCGGCACGATGGACGATGACCTGCTGTTCAGCGCCGTGCCAGGAAAAGGCATTCTCATCAAGCCAGGCGACGGTCTGGCCGTGGTCGCCGGGCGCAATTTCAATTTGGCAGGCACTCAGGCGGTTGGAAGCACTTCGACCTTCATCAACTTCGACATCGAGGCGACCATCCTGCACTACCCTCCGACGACCAGCGGAACCTATCCTTCGGTGGGCGATGTCGATCAAGGCGTACTCTTCGGGCCGAACGGGAACGATTACACCGGTACCTTGGAGCAACCGATCGAGGCCGATGTGAAACTCGGTGTATCGTATGGCGCTGGTGGTGTGGAATACACCGGCACCTATACAGGCAGCGGTGGCAGCGGATACTCCAAGTCCCGCCTAGTGAACAAGGGTTAGGCCATGCTCAAGCAATCGACCGCTCGCAACCTGATGGTCTTCCTGACCGATTCGACCGACCATCTGACAGGATTGACGGGAGCAACCCTGACCGTCACGCTCTCGAAGAACGGCGCTGCGTTCGGCTCCATCACCCCGACCGTCACCGAGCGTGGGACTGGTTGGTATAACCTTGCCATGACAGCATCACATACCGACACGCTTGGGGATCTGGTGCTGCACATTACGGCAGCGAGCGCCGACCCCATCGACCTGCGCGAGCAAGTGGTTGTTGGTTTGCCTGGTGAATCTGTCACGGTATCGAGCATCGGGACGGATGTCATCACCTCGACGGCGCTGGCCTCGAGCGCGGTCACCGAGATTGCAGCCGGGGTGCGCACGGAACTCACGACAGAACTCGGGCGCATTGATGTTGCCACCTCGACTCGCCTCGCGACCTCGGGGTACACGGTGCCGCCGACTGCCTCGGCGAATGCGACCGCTGTGCGCTCCGAACTTGCAACCGAACTGGGACGGATTGATGTGGCGACCTCGACCAGGCTTGCGTCTTCCGGGTACACCGCTGCGCCGACTGCCTCAGACAACGCAACTGCGGTTCTGCTGGCGGCAGAGGTTGCACCGATTCGTGCGGACATCCGCAAGGTGAACAACTACACGGTCAAGGGGGCTGGAACGGAATCTGACCCGTGGAACCCGGCTTGAGTTCGTGGGGTTCATCGTGGGGTCTGTCGTGGGGCAGCTCATTCGGGCCGACTGGAGTGGTGCCTGTACCGGTCACGCAGGTCGTGGTACTTGGGCAGGTTGGTGGCGGCGGCGGCGGGTGGACCAGTCTGCCACGGTACGGCGAGGCACCGCCCGTCATTCGCATGCGACCCTCGCTCCCAGGCGCGAAAGCGCGTAGACTGGGCGATGGAGAAGGCGCGGATTCGATGCGTTCTCTGGCCTCCGGTGCCGGTCTCGGTGGTGGTGTCGGCAGGTCGGAGCGGGTTATCCGGCCATCGGTAGGTGTTGCAGCTGCTGGGCTTGGTGGGCCGGGTGCTCCCCCCGGTGGTGGTTCGGACAGCAGGGCGAGAGATCCGGGCATAGAGCAGCAAGAGGTCTCATGAAGACGTCGGCATGGCAGCGCAAGGCAGGGCAGAACCCCAACGGTGGCCTAAACGAGGCCGGTCGCCGGTCAGCGAAAGCCGAAGGGATGAACCTCAAGGCACCGGTGAAGTCAGGCGACAACCCTCGCCGGGCATCCTTCCTCGCCCGGATGGGTAGCATGCCGGGGCCGATGGAGAAGGACGGCAAGCCGACCCGCCTCGCCCTCGCGCTCAAGGCGTGGGGTGCCAGCTCGAAGGAAGACGCCAAGGCCAAGGCGGCGGCGATCAGCAAGCGGAACAAGGGGAAGTGACATGCCATTGACGAAAGGCTACAGCCAGAAGTCCATCAGCCGGAACATCTCGGCCGAGGTACGAGCCGGTCGCCCGCAGAAGCAGGCGGTCGCGATCGCCCTCGGCACCGCCCGTACAGCAGCTATGAAGGCAGGCAAGGGGGCGGCAGCCCGTAGGCTAATGCCGAAGAAGTGATGGCCGACAGAGCCGAACAGGTCAAGGCGGTCATCGCGCTCATCGAGGACGGGATGTCCGAGCGGTCAGCCTGTACCGAGGTGGGAATCAGCCGGGCAACCTTTAGGACGACGGCGCTGAAGGCTGGAGCGGGTGACCAATACGCGCGCGCGTTGGAGGCACTCGCACAGGATCAGGTCGAGAAGGCCGAGCTGGTCATCGAAGACATGCGCAACGGCACCATCGACGCTGCGCAGGCCCGGGTCGAGCTCGATGTGCGCAAGTGGTTTGCCTCCAAGTTCCTGCCGAAGCGGTACGGTGACAAGGCCGAGGTCGAGCACAGCGGGAATGTCGGTCTCACGGTTAATGTGGTGCGGTTTGGGGATAGCGGCCCTCAGTCGTAGGGCTGCTTTCTCCATCTGGTAGGTTTCTGCGTGGCATCTAGCATCTCGGCAGAGGTTCTGCCTCGCTTCCTTCGCAGTTCCTTGACCATGTTGCAATTGGCGCATAGCACTTGCAAACCGTCCATCCAACCAATCGCCTTGAGCCTTTCGTATATTGTTGTTCCGTTCATGTTCAAACGATTGCTGATGTTGAGTTGTTTGCGGTGGGCCGCGCCATCGTCGTTGATATGATCGAGGCAAAGTGCGTCGAGATCAGCGTTAAATCCGCATCGGGTGCAGGACATGGAGCCATTCGAATAGTGACGAATTGCGGCAATTTTCAACTTAAATCTGTACTCTGCCTTTGCCTCGTTGTAGCGCTCGCGGTTCTTGGCAATCCAGTTTCGATTAAGTTCGCGACGGCGCTCAATGACGCCGGGTTTCTGCTGGTACTTCTGGCTTGCTCTACGGTGAGCCTCGGATGTCTTGAATTCCTTTTGCATATGGTCTTTGACGGGTAACAATGCCAAGCCATATCATACAACTACCTGCCAACGGGTGGAAGCCGCGCGATTATCAGATGCCTGCTTGGAAGGCTCTTGAGACGGGCTGCAAGCGGCTCGCGCTGGCATGGCCACGCCGACATGGAAAGGATGAGGTTGCTCTCCATTGGGCGGCAGTGTCGGCCATGATGCGGGTGGGTTCGTACTGGCACATGCTTCCCCAAGCGTCACAATCCCGCAAAGCAATTTTCGATGCCATAAATCCGCACACTGGCAGGCGGCGCATCGATGACGCATTCCCCGCCGAGCTGCGCGAGTCGACCCGGGAACAGGACATGTTCATCCGGTTCAAGAACGGCAGCACTTGGCAGGTAGTCGGCTCGGACAACTACAACAGCCTGGTCGGATCTCCCCCGGTTGGCGTGGTCTTCTCCGAGTACGCCATGGCCGACCCGAATGCGTGGGCGTTCCTGCGTCCAATCCTCGCGGAGAACAACGGCTGGGCCATCTTCATCTCGACACCTCGAGGTCGCAATCACTTTGCCCGGCTCGTCGAGTACGCCAAGCTCGACCCGGACTGGTTCGGTCAGGTACTGACGGTCGAGGACACCAAGGCGATTCCGCTCGACACCATCCAGCGCGAGCGCAAGGAACTCAAGAACGAGCGCGGTGAGAAGGAAGCCGAGGCCATCATCCGGCAGGAATATTTCTGCGACTTCGATGCGGCCATTCCGGGTGCGTACTATGGGGACGCCATCACCTCGGCCGATCAGGGTGGGCGCATTGGTCCGTACCCGCACATCATCGGCCAGCCGGTCGGGACGGCATGGGACATCGGCATCGGTGACTCGACGGTGGTCTGGTTCTACCAGTTCGTCGGCCACAAGCTGCGCATCATCAACGTGCTGGAAGGCTCCGGCGTCGGCCTCGATTGGTACGCCAAGAAGCTGCTGGCGATGGACTACGTGTACGCCGACCATATCTGGCCGCACGACGGGGCGGTGAAGGAGTGGGGGTCTGGCAAGTCGAGGCTCGAGACTGCAGCAGGGTATGGCCTCAAGCCTCGGGTGCTCGATGCTGACGCGGTGGACGATGGCATCCAAGCGGTGCGCCAGATGTTGCCGATCGTGGAGTGGAACGCCACGCCAGACCCGTTCCCCGGCGAGACGATGGACGATGCCAAGGCTCGGATGACACGGGCAATTGACGCCATCCGGCAGTACCGGCGCGAGTACGACGAGAAGGGGCAGCGGTTCAAGGACAGGCCGCTGCACGACTGGACGAGTCACTATGCCGATGCCCTGCGATACCTTGCCAAGGGTCGGCGTCCGTTCCGTGGGACGGCCAGAGCGCCCCGAGCTGGGGCGGCGGTAGCAGATTACAGCGTGTTGGGATAGACTCGCGGCGTATCATTTCGGAGGTGTCCCGATGTCCGGTCTCTTCAAGCCCAAGATGCCCAAGATTGAGGCTCCGCCTCCCCCGCCTGAGACCGACATGGCCAAGCAGCGCGAGATCGAATCGACCCGCATGCGGCGGCGGCGCGGCCGGGCTGCTTCGATGATGTCCACACCTGACACCCGCCAAGCCGGTGGGGTGGCGACGACCAAGCTTCTGGGCGGCTGATGGCTACCAAGAAGATCACGCAGTTCAACTCGCTGGCGCAGATCGATGTCGATTCTGCGGTCGATGTGCTGCCGATTGTCGATGTCGGCGGGTCTGAGACCAAGAAGATTACGGCGAAGGCACTTGTCGGCGCTTCGGCGGCTGACCTCGTGGCGATCTGGAACAACGTTGCGACGACCTTCTCGGGAATCAAGCTCGATGTCACGGACACCGCCTCGGCTGCGGGTTCGTTCCTTATCAACCTGCTGATCGGCGGTGCTGCTCGGTTCCAGGTGACGAAGGCTGGCGCGGTGACGGCAGCGAGTTCCATCCGCTCGACCTCGGCATCTGCTGGGGTGGGGTATGCGACCGGCGCGGGTGGCGTGGTCACGCAAGCGACCTCACGCACGACTGGCGTCACGCTGAACGCCATCTGCGGACAGATCACGCTCTTTGCTGCTGCCATCGCGGGCCACGAGGCTGACCAGTTTGTGCTGACGAACAGCGCCATCGAGCCCGGTGACGTGGTGGTGGTCAGCATCAAGTCCGGCCTGACGGCTGGCACGGCGAAGTATTACCACGTGCAGGTGGTTGCGGTGAACACCGGCCAATGCACCATCTCGGTTGGAAACATCGACAACGGCACGGTTCCGGCTGCGGGTACCGATACGCCTGTTCTCACGTTCGCAGTCATCAAGGCCGTAGCAGCCTAAGGAGCATCGTATGGCGACCGCTATCACACTCGCATCCAACGCCAGCGCCACGGGTTCGTGGTTCGCATGGCCCGGTGGTCGTGGCGAGTTCCGCGTCGAGGCAACCTTCGGCGGCGGAACCGTGAAACTGCAATGCAAGGGACCGAACGGCACGGCGCAGGATGTCGGCGCGGATGTGACCCTGACGGCGGCTGGTGGTGGCATCTTCGAGCTGGGCGCTGGTGAGATCCGCTGCAACATTGCTACGGCGACAGCGGTCTACGCACAGGCTCTTCGCATCCCGTCTCCGGGGTTCTGATGCGCACTTGGCCTCGGTCGCAGGAGCGCACGACTGGTCGCTCAATGCGGCGTGACGGCACGGGCGATGACCAGAGTGCTGGCAACCTTGTGACCGAGATCGAAGAGAACATCACGCTGGAAAACGGCGCGTTCCTGCTTTGGGAGTAACGATGGACTCACGCGCACAGGACGTACTGCAGGGATACGACCGCCTCAAGGGGGCGCGTGGTACATGGGAGTCCCATTGGCAGGAGGTTGCCGAGCGGGTCTGGCCGTCGATGGCCGAGATGACCGGGCAGCGTACGCCGGGCGAGAAGCGGTCGGAGAAGATATTCGACTCGACTGCGCAACGAGCGCTCCCCCGGTTCGCGGCTGCGATGGACTCGATGCTGACTCCCGCCACCCAGATGTGGCACGGCCTGCACACAGGCATCCCGGAACTCGACGACAACATCCAAGTGCAACGCTGGTGCGACTCCCTGCGTGACCTGCTGTTCCGTCAGCGGTATGCGCCGACCGCGAACTTCGCGAGTCAGGCGTTCGAGTGTTACCTGAGTCTGGGCGCGTTCGGCACCTCGGCGCTCTTCATCGACGAGATACCAGGTGTGACGCTGCGGTACCGCGCCATCCCGCTCTCTGAGATTGTCATCGACCTTGACCATACGGGTCGGGTGGACACGGTGTACCGATGCTTCCAGTTGACGGCGCGGCAAGCAATGCAGGTGCCGGGCTGGGCTGACAAGCTCCCGCGAGGCATCAAGGCTGCGGACGGTGCTCGAGCGAATGACCTCTTTGAGTTCATCCATTGCGTAAAGCCGAACGACGGGTACAGGTCTGGCAAGGCCGGTTCGGATGGGATGCAGTACATGTCCCGGTATGTCGCCCGCGAGGGTCAGACGCTGCTCGCCGAGGGCGGGTACCGGACGATGCCGTATGCGGTTGGTCGGTATGTCACCGGCCCGCGTGAGATTTATGGGCGATCACCTGCGATGGAGGCTCTGGCCGACATCAAG